AGGAGGAACTGTTGTCCGGCAGCGGAGATATAACCGTCTGGATAAACTCGCCCGGCGGCGACTGTGTTGCTGCGGCGCAGATCTACAATATGCTGATGGACTACAAGGGCAATGTCACTGTAAAAATTGATGGCATAGCCGCGAGCGCTGCTTCAGTCATTGCAATGGCGGGAAACAAGGTGCTGATGTCCCCGGTTTCCATGCTGATGATACACAACCCCATGACCGTGGCTATGGGCGACACCGCTGAAATGCAGAAAGCAATCGAAATGCTGTCCGAAGTCAAGGAAAGCATTATGAACGCTTATGAAATCAAGACGGGAATGAGCCGCGCGAAAATCTCGCACCTCATGGACGCTGAAACCTGGATGAACGCAAATAAGGCGGTGGAACTCGGCTTTGCGGACGGTATTCTTGCCCGTGAAGAACCGTCAGAAGCGCCTGCCGCAGATTCGCTGATGTATTCCGAAGCGCAGGTGGTAAATTCACTTATGGGAAGAATCGCGGAAAAGTGCCATATAGCGCCGAAAACCGAACAAAAAACCAAAGCCGAGGATTTATTTTCTCGGCTCGATTTAATCAAAAACTGGCAGTAACAGGAGGTAAACACACATGACAATTCTTGAACTGCGCGAAAAGCGCAACAAGGCATGGGAGGCCGCAAAGGCTTTCGTTGAAACAAAGCGCGACAAGGACGGGCTTCTGTCCGCAGAGGACGCGGCTTCTTATGCTGAAATGGAACAGAAAATCAAGGACTACGGCGCTGAAATCGAGCGCATGGAACAGATGGAGAGCATTGAGAATTCGCTCAACAAGCCCGTTTCCACACCTCTCACCGGAAAGCCCATGAACGGCGCTGATAAGCCAAAGACAGGCAGAGCAAGCGATGAGTACAAGGCGGCAATGCTGAACGCTCTCCGCACGAATTTCAGACAGGTGTCCGATGTGCTTTCCGAAGGTGTTGACGCAAACGGCGGTTATCTCGTCCCCGAGGAGTACGACAGTCGACTTATCGACGCGCTGACCGAGGAAAATATCATGCGAAAGCTGGGTCACACCATCACCACAAGCGGCGAACATAAGATAAACATCGCCGCGACCAAGCCCGCCGCAGCGTGGATCGATGAGGGCGGCGCACTGTCTTTCGGTGACGCAACTTTCGCGCAGATTAACCTTGACGCGCACAAGCTGCACGTTGCGGTTAAGGTGACCGAGGAGCTGCTCTATGACAACGCTTTCGGGCTTGAAAGCTACATAATCGAGCAGTTCGGCAAGGCGCTGTCCAATGCGGAGGAGGACGCTTTCCTCAACGGCGATGGCGTTGGCAAGCCCCTCGGACTTTTCTCCGATAAGGGCGGCGGCGAGGTTGCTGTAACTGCGGCGAGCGCAACTGCGATAACCGCTGACGAGATAATCAACCTTGTGTACTCCCTCAAGCGCCCGTACCGCAAGAACGCAAAGTTCATCATGAACGACCAGACCATTGCGGCGCTCCGCAAGCTGAAGGACAACAACGGCGCGTATCTCTGGCAGCCGTCACTCCAGGCGGGCGAGGTCGACAGGCTGTTCGGCTATGAGGTCTACACCTCTCCGTATGTTCCCACAATCGCCGCAGGAAAGCCCGTAATCGCATTCGGTGACTTTAGTTATTACAACATCGGCGACCGTGGAACTCGTTCCTTTGCGGAACTCAAGGAGCTGTATGCAGGCAACGGTATGGTCGGCTTTGTGGCAAAGGAGCGTGTGGACGGAAAACTGATTCTCCCAGAAGCTGTGCAGATTCTTAAGATGAAAGCCGGCTCGGGTTCTTCCGGCGGCTAATAGGCGGTGACTATGGACGAGCTTCTGACAAAAGTAAAGCAGAACCTCATACTTGAACATTCGGCGGACGACGAACTCATAAAAGGGTTCATCACCGCCGCTGTTTCCTATGCTGAAAGCTATCAGCATTTGCCCGAGAATTACTATTCTGAAAACGCAATGCCGCCGACTACCGAACAGGCGGTAATAATGCTGTCATCGCATTTCTATGAGAGTCGCGATGGCTCGACTGGCGGCTTTTTCGGGGATAATGTTCAGGCGGGAAAGCAGGTGTGGGATACCGTGAATATGCTGCTTCGACTGGACAGGCGGTGGATAGTATGAGTTTCGGCAAGATGAACAAGCAGATACAGATAACGCTGAAACAGACTGCGCTTGATGATGAGGGGTTTCAGACGGAAACCGATGTTGTTGTGACAAGGATCAGAGCCTATCGGGAGGGGCGGCACGGCAGCGAAAAGTGGGCTAACCGCGCCGCTTTTTCCGAGGCAACCGACTTGTTCCGCTTCAGAGCAATTCCCAACGTGACTGTCACAGCCGAAATGAGAATTATGTGTGACAATGTGGTTTTCGAGATTACTTCTGTTGAAGATGTAAAGGGGCGTGGAATGTATGTTGAAGTTCTTGCAAAGGAGGTCGAGCCGAGTGGCTAAAGCTGATGTAAAAATGCCCGATGATTTTCTAGCGAGGATTTCTCGGCTTGGTGCGCAGACTGACACAATCGCAAAAAAGGTACTTCAAGCAGGCGGTGAGGTTGCTCTGGATAAGGTTCGGAGCAACCTTTCTGCTGTGGTGGGTGTCGGCAATAAAAGTGAATCCCGCTCCACGGGCGAACTTGAACGCTCTCTCGGTCTCTCGCCTGTTATGGTGGACAAAAACGGAAACCCCGACATCAAAGTCGGCTTTTCCGAACCTCGCTCCGATGGTTCGAGCAACGCTAAAATCGCAAATATCCTTGAATACGGCACAAGCACACAACAGGCGAAGCCGTTTCTGAAACCCGCAAAATCCGCTGTGAAAAAGCAGTGCGTGGACGCTATGAAATCCGCTTTTGAAAAGGAGGTCGAGGGGCTGTGAGTCTGCTTTCGGAACTCTCCGCAATAGCTAAAAAACTGAAAATTCCTGCGCAGACTGCCGTGTATTCGGGAAAGGCTCCCGATGAATATCTGGTGTTCACTCCGCTGTATGACAGCTTTGAACTCCACGCTGACAATGCGCCTAACGCAGAGGTGCAGGAGGTGCGAATTTCCCTGTTCAGCAAGAGCAATTACAACCGCGCTGCAAGCCGTCTTGTAAAGGCTTTGCTTGATTCGGACATAACAATAACCGCCCGGAAATATGTCGGTCACGAGGACGACACGGGCTATCATCACTATGCCGTTGACACGGCGAAAAACTACGAAATGGAGGAGATATAATGGCAACAATAGGTCTTGACAAGCTGTTTTACGCTGAAATAACCGAGGACAGCGACGGCGGCGAAACCTACGGAACTCCCGCTTCGCTTGCGAAAGCTATCTCGGCCGACCTCTCCGTTGAACTTGCCGAAGCTACTCTTTATGCCGATGACGGAGCTTCCGAAATCGTCAAGGAGTTCAAAAGCGGAACGCTCTCCCTCGGCATTGACGATATAGGCAACGAAGCCGCGTCAATTCTGACGGGAGCGACTATTGACAGCAACAACGTGGTCATTTCCACCAGCGAGGACGGCGGCAAGCCTGTGGCTATCGGCTTTCGGGCGAAGAAGTCCAACGGCAAGTACCGCTATTTCTGGCTTTACCGTGTGAAGTTCGGAATTCCGTCAACCTCGCTTGCTACAAAGGGCGACAGTATCACGTTTTCCACACCGACCATTGAGGGAACAGTTCTGCGCAGAAATAAGCCGGACGGCAGCGGCAAACACCCGTGGAAAGCCGAAGCTACCGAGGGCGAGAAGAACGTTCCGGACAGCGTAATCACGGGTTGGTACAAGTCTGTGTATGAACCCACATTTACGGCAAAGCCCACTGAAACAGGCAAGTAACGGAGGTATGAACAATGACGAATGAACGCAGTTCTTTAATAACAATCGGCGGCGAACAGCACGAGATGATTCTCACCACCAGGGCGACAAAGGCTATTTCGGCAAGGTACGGCGGCTTGGATAATCTTGGCGACAAGCTGATGAAATCCGAAAATATGGAGATGGCGCTTGATGAAATCGTGTGGCTGATTACCTTGCTCTGCAACCAAGGAATACAGATTCACAACCTCAAAAGCGAAGATAAAAAGCCGCTGCTCACCGAGGAAACCGTGGAACTTCTCACCTCTCCGGGCGAGCTCGCGGAGTACAAGGACGCAATCACCGAAGCTATGATGAAAGGCACAAAGCGGAATATTGTGAGCGAGGATAACTCAAAAAACGCAGTAACAGCCGAGTAAACGATGATGAGTTGTTCACTCGGCTGTTCTATTACGGCACGGCGCAGCTGCACCTCGCTTCGGAAGAGGTGTGGCTTATGCCGTTTGGCTTTCTGCTGGATTTGTGGGAGTGCCATAAGCAGTTTGTGGGGATTGCGAAGCCGAAACGGGAGATGTGCATTGATGAGGTTGTGCCAGTGGGGATTTGATTGGAAATGTGGTTGAAAAAAGTGGAAATGCGTGGTATAATATTTACATGGGCAGTTAATCTGCCCTACAAATCGGAAGTTGTGGAGGTAATTATCAATGAGAAATATTTACGATAATAGTGAATTTTTTGCCGCATATGCGGAAATGGGAAGAAGCAAAGATGGTCTGAAAGCTGCTGGAGAGTGGCATCAGTTGCAACCGTTATTCCCTAAATTACAGGGAAAAAAAGTTTTGGATTTAGGATGTGGTTACGGTTGGCATTGCAAATATGCCGCACAAATGGGAGCTACTGAAATTCTTGGTATTGATAGTAGTCAAAAAATGATTGCAAAAGCAGTAGCTGATAACTCTGATGACAAAATCGAGTATAAAGTTTGCGGTGTTGAAGAATACATTTATCCTGAAAATACTTATGACCTAGTTGTTTCTAACCTGGTACTGCACTATATCGAAAATTTAGCTAATGTTTATCAAAAGGTGTATTGCACATTAAAAGTAGGTGGGTATTTCCTATTCAATATTGAACATCCGACTTTCACCGCAGGTGTTAATGAGGATTGGATTTATGATGAAAATGGGAAACCTAAATATTGGCCAATCGACAATTACTATTACACGGGCGAAAGAGAAACCAATTTTCTTGGTCAACGAGTAATTAAACAGCACCACACATTAACGCAGATATTGAATCCACTTATAAAATGTGGTTTTCAAATTGAGGCTATTGAGGAAGCAATGCCTCCGGCAGATATGATGGGTATGCCGGGAATGTGTAATGAAATGCGTAGACCTATGATGTTGTTGGTTAAGGTTAAAAAGGTTTAATAAACAACTTCCTATTTAATAAATTGATCAATTGGAATAAGTGCTCCAGGTTCGTTGAAACCCATATAAACAACGCCCCTGTATGATTTTTCATACAGGGGCGTTTTTATACACTTTTCAGATACCCAGCAGGAAGGAGGCGAAGCGGAAGTAGATCAGCAGGGAGAGGGCATCCACGATGGTGGTGATGAAGGGAGAGGCCATCACCGCCGGGTCAAAGCCGATCTTTTTAGCCAGCAGCGGCAGCATGCAGCCTACGATCTTGGCGGCGAACACGGTGCACACCAGCGTCAGGCAGATGACGGCGGCTACGGTGACGGTAATGGGATTGTGGAATACCATCCGGTCCAGCAGCATCAGCTTGGCGAAGTTGGCGCCGGCCAGAACGGTGCCGCACAGCAGCGCCACCCGGCACTCCTTCCAGACCACCTGGATCAGGTCGGAAAATTCGATCTCGCCCAGAGACAGGCCGCGGATCACTGTGACGCTGGCCTGAGAGCCGCAGTTGCCGCCGGTGTCCATCAGCATGGGAATATAGGCGGTGAGGATGGTGAAGGCGCTGAGGGCGTCCTCAAAGCTGGAGATGATCTGGCCGGTAAAGGTGGCGGAGACCATCAATAGCAGCAGCCACGGAATACGGGATTTGAAGGTGTCAAAGGCACTGGTGCGGAGGTAGGGCTTGTCCGTCGGCAGCATAGCCGCCATCTTTTCCATATCCTCCGTGGTCTCTTCCTGCAAAACGTCGATGGCGTCGTCGACGGTGACGATACCCACCAGGCGATTTTCCGTGTCCACCACGGGGAGGGCCAGAAAGTCGTACTTGCCCAAAGCACGGGCGGTCTCCTCCTGGTCATCCAGAGTCTGGACGCAGATGTAGTTCCGCTCCATGATGTCCCCGATGATGTCATCCTCCTCCGCCAGCAGCAGAGTACGGATGGAGAGAACGCCGATGAGGTGCCGCCAGTCATCAATGACGTAGCAGACGTTGATGGTCTCCTTGTCCGGTCCGGTCCGGCGGATGCGCTTCAAGGCGTCCTCCACCGTCATGGTCTCCTTCAGATCCACAAACTCCGTGGTCATAATGGAGCCGGTGGAGTCCTCCGGATATTTCAGAATTTCGTTGATGCTTTTGCGCATATCCGGGTCGGAGTGCTTCAGGATCCGCTTGACCACGTTGGCGGGCATTTCCTCCACGATGTCCACGGTATCGTCCAGATACAACTCGTCCAGCACTTCCTTCAGCTCTGTGTTGGAAAAGCCCCGGATCAGCAGCTCCTGCTGGTCGCTTTCCAGCTCCACGAACACCTCTGCCGCCTGCTCCTTAGGCAGCAGACGGAACAGCAGGGGCAGCGTCTTTTCATCGTCCAGATCGTCCGCCAGAATGGCAATGTCCGCAGGCTCTAACGGCAATAGAAGGTCCCGCAGTTCTGTATATCGTTTTCGGTTTACCAGATCCTCAATTTTTTCGACCAGTTCCCCACGGCTTTCCATTTCAAACATAGCGTGACCTCCTTTCCGGGCCTTCCACCCGGTACTTCTGCATGGCGCGGAGCAAAATAAAAGACCTCGCCGCGTCCCATTCCGGTGCGGTGAAGTCCTGCTTCCAGGAGCGTCTCAGAGGACAGCATCCCTACCGTTCAAGCTTTAGCTTCACAGGGCGGTGAAATCGCGTTAGATGATACCTTGTTGTTCGATATCGCCTGTTCAAACCCTCTCATGATGTCTCCATCACTCTGCGGCAGCGATCCATATCCCTGTGGTAGCCTTACCTACCGGAACTCTATGCGGTTGTCATTTGATAATACATTTATAGTATGCCAAAAAACAGGCGCTGTCAACCCGGACGGACGAAAAAATTTCACAGAACCAGGAGAGCGGCCATCTGGCCGGTCTCCCGGATTCAGTTCAGACTGTTTTCGCTCTGCTGAAACAGCTTTTGTACCCGTTCCGCCGTGGCGGGGTGGTGTGTCAGCGCCGGGTCCTCCGCCAGCAGTCC